CTTCTACAACCAGACCGGGAACATTTTCCGGCTGGATGACGGCGCAGGCATTCCGTTTTGCGGCGTCTCGTTCATCATCAAGAAGGTCGTCGAGGGCGAGATCAAGTGGAGGCTTGTAAAGCTGTACAAGGTGCGCTTCCAGTATCCTGATCTCGACGAAGCGACGCAGGGCGAAAGCATCGAGTTCCGCACGCTGGAGTTCACCGCGGAAATCTACCGCGCGACGGAAGGCAGCAACGCGGGCGACTGGTGCAGCATGGAAGACTTCGACACCGAGGCAGAAGCACGGAGTCACGATAGTTTCCCGAAGGCATAACCAACACGACAGGGAGGAAGCATGAGGACACGCACAATCGAGATCGGCGGGAAAGAGTACTACATCGCGCACTCTGTCTCCGTGCCGATGGGCATCAAAGAACGCGGGCTGAACATCGCCGATCTGAAGGAGCACCCGACGGACGAGCTGATCTTTGCGATCCTGGCCGAGCAGCTCCGCGCCGGCTATGAATGGGCGAAGCTCTCCGGCAAGGTGGACGTGAACGAACCGCCGGCGGAGAAGGCGCTGACCTATCTCCTCGGCACGGACGATCTCGCCGCGCTGGTGCCGGCGATTCTGGAGGTCATCACGGGCGTGCGCTACGTGGAGGCCGAACCCGAAAAAAAAACAAGGGCAAGGGCATCGGCAGGATAACCGAGGAGATCATCCTCGCCCAGGCGCTCCGAATGGGCATCCCGATGCGTGAGGCGCTTTTCATGCCGCTGACCCTGCTGCAGGACATCATCGCGGGCGGTCAGCTCCTCGGCGGAGGCTTCCGGCGGATATTCACCGAGGAAGAGGACGTCGAGGCTGACTTCATCCGCACTTTCAGCCTGAGATGAGGAGGAGGTGAACCATGGCCAACGATATCAAGACCCGAATGAGCGTGACCGGCGCGTCGTCCTACACAAAGCAGATGCGGGACGCTGCGACGGCGGTCAAAGAGATGGATTCCGAGCTTGCGCTCGCGACCGAGGAGTTCAAGCGCACCGGCGACAAAATGACGCTGGTGCGGACGCGGTCGGAAATCCTGCGCCGGGAGATCAAGAAGCAGGAGGAGATCGTCTCCACGCTCGAAAAGGCCGTGAAGGACGCCTCCGACAAGTACGGCGAGAACAGCACGCAGGCCCAGAAGTGGCGGACGCAGCTCAACAACGCCAGGGCGACCCTGAGCCGGATGAACACGACCCTCGACAACACGGAGAAGGGCCTCGACGAGTCCGGCAAAGCGTTCGACGGCATGAAGGGCAAGGCGGACGAGGCAGACAAGGCCCTGCAGGGCATCAGCTTCGTTGCGTTCGACACGGCGGTCAAGAACATCACCGAGACGGCGAAACGCGCCGCGATCGCCATCGCGAACGTGGGCAAATCCGTGTGGGAGATGACCACCGACAGCGGCAAGTGGGCGGACGAGCTGGCAACTGAGGCAAAGGAGCTGGAGGTTGATCCTCAGACGCTCCAGGGCTGGCGCTATGCTGCTCAGTTCGTCGACACCGAGGTTGACGCGGTCGCTGGTGCTATTTCCAAGGTGCGCAAGCAGATGTCCGGCGAGGAGGTTGACGACCCCTTCGGCCTGGATGGTCTGGCCACCGCCGGCAAATCCTCCGAGGAAGTTTTCTGGGGGATCATCGATCAGCTCCACAATATGGACAACGCCGAGGCCCGCGCCCGGAAGGCGCAGGAAATCTTCGGCAAGAGCTACCGCGACCTGCTGCCGCTGATTGACGCAGGAACGGAAGCATGGGAAGGCTACGTCAAGGAAGCCGAGGAGAGCGGCTATGTGCTCGATCAGGATCAGATCGACAAGCTCTCCGGGCTGGACGATGCGATCCAGCGGATGGAAACATCCGCGGCGACGCTGAAACTGACGATCTCTTCCAGCCTCGCCCCCGCGATGGAAACCATCGCAAAATCTGTCACCACCGTGACGGACAAGCTGACCGAGTGGGCGAACACGGACGAGGGCAAGAAGGCCATCGAGGGCCTCGGAGAAGCCGTCTCCGCCGTGGTGGAGACGCTCACCAGCGACATCGACTTCAACCAGATTGCGACCGACCTTTCCGGGCTGATCACCAGCATTGGCGAGGCGTTCTCCTGGGCAAAGGATCACCCGGAAGTGGTGCTCGGCGGCATCCAGACCGCGCTGGTGGGCATCGCGTCCATGAAGGGCCTCGGCATGGCCATCAACCTTTTCACCGCGATGGGCAACCTGAAGAACCTGACCGCGGACAAAATGAGCTGGCTGAAGGGCCTCGGCGGGGGAAGCTCCACGGGGACGCCCGCACCCAGCGCGACCGGCACGGCGACCGGCACCGCGACGGGAGCGGCAGCCAAGGGCGGCCTCCTGAAGGCAGCCGGAGGCAAGGCGGCGTCCCTGCTGGGTGCTGCCGCGCCTGCGATCGGCCTTGTGGGCTTCTCCGCGCTTGTGCTGGGTGCTACGGACAAGGTCGTCAACGAGAACCAGAAAGCCCGCTACGGCGCGTACTGGGAAGCCGAGGCAGAGGCGGCCACCAGCTCCGTGGAGATCATCAAGGGCGCATATGACGCCCTGCAGGAGATGCAGGAGGGCGACTGGGAAGACCGCGACCCCGTCCGGCAGTTCTTCTCCGAGAACTGGAAAGAGATGCTCGATCAGGTGCCCGAGCTGGACATCTGGGAGCGTGCCTTCGGCAAGGGCTTTGACCCGGCCAAGGTGACGCAGGAGCAGATGGAGGAGGCCCTGCAGAGCGGCAAGATCACCGGCGACGAATGGATGGACGCCCTGACGCAGTTCATTCCGACCCTGCAGGAGCGCACCAAGGAAGCCGGCGTGCAGACCGCGAACGGCCTCCGCGACGGCATCATCGAAGCGACGCCGGGCGCGGTCGCTGCTGCGAACAATCTCGGACGGCAGGTCGAGAACGCGATGCGCACGACGCTGAAGATCCATTCGCCCTCTGCCGTGGCTGAGGAGCTGGGCGCGTACTTCGGCCAGGGCTTCGGCATCGGCCTCGAGAACAGCGCCGCGCTCATCGGCAGGAGCATGACGGCAGCCCTCAGCGGCATCAGCCTCCGCGCACCGGCATCGCAGACCGCCGGCGGCGCGGGAAGCAGCGCGAACATGGCCCAGATCGCCGGCATGATCGTCAGCGCGATCGGCAGCATGAGCGTCGAGATTGACGGCGAGAGCGCGGGCCGGATCATCGCGCCGACCGTTGAACAGGTGATGGCCGAGCAGCTCACCAGCCGGCGCTACGCGTGACCGACAAACAGGGGGAAATTTTGGACAACTTCATTTTGGCTTACTGGCAGGCGATCTGCTCCGGCGAGATCGTCGTCGGCAAGTGGGTGCGCCTCCTGTATCAGGAGATCGTGCAGGGCATCGAGTCCGGGAAGTACATCTTCAGCCAAAAGAAGGCCAACAAGGCAATCAGATTCATCGAGGCTTTCTGCCATCACAACAAAGGCGACCTTGCGCCCGGGCTGCTGAAGCTCTCGCTCTGGCAGAAAGCAGCGCTTTCCGTCATCTTCGGCATTGTGGACGAGGACGGAAACCGACACTTCCGCGAGGTCTTCATGGTCGTGGGCCGGAAGTGCGGCAAGACGCTCCTCGCCGCCGGCATAATGCTCTACATGGTGTACGGCGACGGGGAGTACGGCGCGGAGGTCTACTGCGTAGCGCCGAAGCTCGACCAGGCGAATCTGGTGTACAGCGCTTTCCGCTTCTCCGTGGATCATGAACCGGAGCTGGCCGCGCTGACCAAGCCGCGCAAGGTCGACCTGTATGTCCGGGAGAACAACAGCACCATTCAGAAGATTGCCTTCTCCGAGCGCAAGGCCGACGGCTACAACCCACACCTGACCGTGATGGACGAGGGCTCATCCTGGCCCGGACCGCGCGGCCTGAAGCAGTATGAAGTCATGGTCTCCGGCACGGGCGCACGCCGGCAGCCGCTCACGCTGATGATCACGTCCGGCGGCTATGAGGACGAGGGCATCTATGACGAGCTTTTCAAGCGCGGGACGTCCTTCCTCACCGGCGACAGCCGGGAGACGCGCCTGCTGCCGATCCTGTACACCATCGACGACCTGCAAAAGTGGGACGACATCAACGAGCTGAGGAAGAGCCTGCCGGGCATGGGCACCAGCGTCAGCCCGCAAAGGATGATCGACGAGGCCGCGGTCGCCGCGTCCTCGCTCTCGAAAAAGGCCGAGTTCCTCACCAAGTACTGCTGCATCAAGCAGAACAGCTCCATGGCCTGGCTGAGGACGGAGGACGTGGCCCGCTGCGTCTCTGACCCGCTCCGGCTCGAGGACTTCCGCCGGTGCTATGCCGTGGTGGGCGTCGACCTGAGCCGCACCACCGACCTGACGGCGGCCTGTGTGCTGATCGAGCGCGATGGCAAGCTCAACTTGATCAGTCATTTCTGGCTGCCGGAGGAGCGCCTCGACGAGGCCACCAAGGAAGATCAGCTCCCGTACCGCGCATACGTCACGCGCGGCCTGCTCGACCTGTGCCCCGGCTCAACGGTTGACTTCCGCGCGGTGCGTGACTGGATCGTCGACCTTGTGAAGACATACAAGATTTACCCGCTGAAGGTCGGCTACGACCGGTATTCCGCAATGTACCTTGTGCAAGAGCTGGAGGCAGCCGGCCTCCAGTGCGACAGCGTCACCCAGGGCACAAACCTGACCGGCATCATCAACGAGACAGAGGGCGTGATCAAGGACGGCCTGCTCAGGATCGGCGACAACGACCTCCTGAAAGTACACTTCCTCGACAGCGCCCTCCAGATCGCCGCGGACACCGACCGGAAGAAGCTCGTGAAGCTCCGCAAGCGCGGGCATATCGACGGCATGGCCGCGCTGCTCGACGCGATGTGCATGAGGCAGGTCTATCACGCGGAGATTGGCAAACGGCTCCAGAATCTACCGAGGGGGAATGCGTAAATGTGGGCTCAGGAAGCCTATCTGAACGGGGAAGCGTTGTCTCTTGCGCATCCCCTGATCCTCATCCAGGACATTCAGGAAACACCCGTCAGCATGAGCCAGCAGACCGCGCGGAGACCGGTCGCCGGCTCTTTTCTGACGCTGAACACCAGGGAGCAGCTCGCGGTGACGATCACCTTTGCGACCCGTGAGCGCCTCGACGTGGCCCTCCGGCAGCAGATCGTGCAGGCCGCGGCGCTCTGGGCGTCGGCGGGCGGCTGGCTGACGCTCTCCAGCAGGCCGGACCAGCGCCTCTGGGTGCAGCCGACCGCGCTGCCGTCCGTTGGCAAGCTCCGCGAGTGGAACGCAAGCCTCACCATCACACTGACGGCCTACGAATACCCCTACTGGGTGGACACCTACCCGCGGACGACGACCGTCACCGGCACCAGCGGGGAGACAGAGATCACCGTGGCCACCGGCGCGGAGACCGTGCTCGAGGCCGAGGCGACCGCCTCCGGGAGCATCACCCGCCTGTCGCTCATCGCGGACAATGCCCAGACACTCGCCCTGACCGGGCTTTCCGTGGCCTCCGGGACGGCGTTGCGCGTGTGGTATGACGAGCATCACCTGCTCAGGATCACCGCCGGCGACACCGGCCTCATGAACAAGCGCACCGCCGCGAGCGATGATGACATCCGCCTGACGCCCGGCACGCACACGATTGCGTGGAGCGCGAACCGGTCGATCAGCCTGAAGCTCCAGACGAGGGGTGTGTGGCTGTGAAAATGAGCTATTCCGGCGCATCCGAGCTGGGCGAGATGCTCTCCCGGCTGGGCACGGAAGCGCCCGACATCGCGCGGAAGGCGCTCTTCACCGGCGCGGGCACGGTCGCCGATGCCGTGAAGGCAGCCGTGATGCAGCTCCCCGTGGGCACGCCGAAAGAGAACAGCCCGACCGGCCACCCGTTCACCGGCCTGACCGAGGAAGACCGGGACGATCTCGCCGCCGGCGTCGGCATCGCGCGCTTCGACAGCAAGGGCGACGCGGAGACCACCGCGATCTCTTTCAACGGCTACACCCGGCGCACCGAGCCGGGCTTCCCGAAGGGCGTCCCGCTGGCCATGATAGCCCGGTCGCTCGAGTCCGGCTCCAGCGTCCGCGCGAAGCATCCCTTCATGCGGCTGACCGTCCGCGCCGTGAAGGACACCGCCCAGGCATCCATGGTACAGACCGCGGAAGCGGAGATTTCAAAGATCACGGAGGGCAAGAAATGACAGTCGATGAGATCAAGCTCGCGCTGCGTGTGACGAGCGAAGTCTACGAGCCGGAGATCAGGGCGCTGGCCATGGCCGGCATCGCTGATCTCCAGATCGCGGGCATCACCGCGGCCAGCTCGCTGGAAGACCTGACCGACCCGCTGGAGTGTCAGGCCGTCAAGACCTACGTCCGGGCGCACTTCGGAAGCCCGGCGGACTACGACCGGCTGGCGGCGTCCTACGAGACGCAGAAAGCCCAGCTCATGCACGCGACCGGCCACACGACCTGGTGAGGAGGGACGACCATGCAGCGGGAGACCGTGGCTTATCTGGTGGAGCCTGTGCCGGGTGTGCGGGGCATCTATGACGCGCCCGCGGAGACCCGGAGGCAGGTTTTCGCCTCTATCCGCAGCGTGGGGATGCGGGAGAGCTACGAGGCCCTCGCGCACGGCCTGCGCCCGGAGATCGTGCTGATCCTGAAGCATGACTTCGAGTACCAGCACGAGCCGCTCTGCGATCTGGAGGGCACGCGCTACCGCATCCTCCGCACGTACATCACCGAGGCGGACGGGATCGAGCTCGTCCTCCAGCGCGAGAAAGAGAGGGGATGAATATGCCGACATGGGAAGAGCTGGGCAAAGCGCTGCAGGCGCTCGAAGCCCAGGGCATCCCCTTCGCCGAGGGCGGGTGGAGATTCGACGACAGCGAACCGCCCGTCGTGTACGGCGTGTATGCCGCCGACGGCAGGCGTGACCTGATCTCCGACGGGAAGCACACCGAGCGCGTCTGGGAAGGCACCGTTGACCTGTTTGTTCGCTATGCCAAGGGCCTGCCTGAGATGGCCCTGATCGAGAACACGCTTGACGCCCTCGGCGCTGCGTGGAGGCTGAACAGCACCCAGTACGAGAACGACACCGGCTTCACCCATTATGAGTGGGTGGTCAACGCCCTGATGTGAGGTGAGAAACATGGGACTTTTCGAGAAAATCTTCGGCAGGCCGAGGCAGCCGGCGAGCCAGACCCAGTGGCAGGCGCTCACGGCCTACCAGCCGCACTTCACATCGTGGAGCGGTGAGCTTTACGAGTCTGATCTCGTGCGGAGCGCGATCGACGCGCTGGCCCGGCACTCGTCCAAGCTCTCGGTCAAGTTCGCCGGCACCGCGCGTCCGCACCTGCGGAAGCTGATGCAGACCGCCCCGAATGGCTGGCAGACGTGGCAGCAATTCCTCTACCGCGCCCGGACGATCCTCGAGATGCAGAACAACTGCGTGATCGTCCCCGTGCTGGACGAGTACGGCCAGGTCGCCGGCTATGCGACCGTGCTGCCGTCCCAGTGCGAGCTGATTGACGTCCACGGCGAGCCGTGGCTGCGCTGCCGCTTCACGAACGGCAAGACCGCCGCGCTCCCGCTCGCCGAGGCCGGCATTCTGACCAAGCACCAGTACGGCGACGATTACTTCGGCGACGGCAACGGCGCTCTCTCCGGCATCATGGGCCTGCTCTCCATGCAGCGGCAGGGCATCCGGGAAGGCATCAAGAACGGGGCGACGTTCCGCTTCATGGCTCAGGTGGGCACGCTCACCGACCCGGAAGACCTCGCCCTCGAGCGGCAGCGGTTCAACGAAAACAATCTCCGCGGCGAGTCCGGCGGCCTGCTGCTCTTCCCGGCGGAGTACAAAGAGATCAAGCAGATCGACCAGCGCCCCTTCACGCTCGACGCGGCTCAGATGGAGCTGATCAGTCAGAGCGTCTACAGCTACTTCGGCGTCAATAAGGATGTCCTGCAGAACTCCTGCATCGGCGACGCCTGGGCGGCCTTCTACGAGGGCGCCCTCGAGTGGTTCGCGATCCAGCTCTCCGAAGTCCTCACCCGGATGACCTTCACCGACCGCGAGATCACCCTGGGCAATCATGTCTTTGTCAGCGCGAACCGGCTGCAGTACATGAGCAGTCAGGACAAGCTGCGCGTCTCCGCCCAGATGGCCGACCGCGGCCTGATGACGCGCAATGAGATCAGGGAAATCTGGAACCTCGACGCACTCCCGCCGGAGCTGGGCGACACGCTGCCCATCCGCGGCGAGTATTACAATCTGGGCGAGCAGGCGGAGGGAGGCGGGACTGAATGACCCGTCAGCCTCGTCTCCTGAACAGCAGCCTTGCGGAAGTCCGCCGGCTGAACGCGGTCTCGCTGGCCATTGACCTGACGACGGAAGACCTGCCGAAAGCGACGCTCGTCCTCCCGGCGACGGAAGACCGCCTCGCGATGCGCGACCTGCTGGAGCTGTACACGCCCCGCGGATCGGCGGGCATCTTCCGCGTCGTGAGCCTCGCCGAGGACATCCGCGACCGGCAGACCGTCCAGCTCATGGGCGCGGCGGACACGCTCGCGGACGACGTGTACCCGCAGGCCGCGTCCGAGGACGTCAGCAAGACCGCCTCGGCGTGGATCACCGACATCCTCAGCAAGCAGACCACCGCGAGATGGCAGGCCGGGACGTGCGCCCTCAGCAAGACCGTGAAGATTCGGCCCAACTACCAGAATTTGTGGTCGCTTTTGGAGACCGTCAGAGAGGCCGAGCCGGGCTACTGGTGGACATTTGACTTCACCACCACGCCCTGGACGCTCTCGCTGGCCGCGCTCCCGACCGCGACCGCGTGCGGCGTCCGGCTCTCCCGGAACATCGAATCGATGAGCATCTCCGCGACGGATCAGGAGATGTGCAACCGCCTGATTGTCTCCTACACGCCCACCAGCGGCAGCCAGACCGTCACCACGTACAACAACACGGCCAGCCAAACCGCCTATGGCATCATTGTGAAGACCGCGGACATCAAGCAGGACGAGCTGCCTGCCGGCACGACCGTCGAGCAGTACGCCCAGCGGATTCTCGCCGAACGCGCCCAGCCCGTGGTCAGCGTGAGCATCTCCGGCGTCGACCTGTACCGCCTCACCGGCGACGATTACGACAAGATTCAGCTCGGCACGCTCTGCAGCGCGGTCATTGAGGGCTACGGCGCGATGACCGAGCGCGTGGTGGCGCTGTCGTGGCCGGACGCCCTGGGCGAGCCTGACCGCGTGCGCTTCAGCCTGAGCAATGCCCTGAGCCCGTTTACGGAGAATATGTCCATTCTGAAAGCTACCGCAAAAGGGCTGGCAGGCATGGGCGCGGCGGCAAAGGAAGACCTGGACAAGTGGAGCAAGGTTGTGACAGACCGCCTCGAGGCCGTTGACGGCACGGGCGTCACGCAGATGTGGCAGTCCGGCATTGAGATGGACGCGCATACCGGCGTGAGAATCTACAGCCTCGAGCAGGGCATAACCAGTCTTTACGGCGGCATCGAGGTTGCCAGCGATCACATCACGAGCACCGTCCGGGCAACGGGGCTTGTGTGGGATGAGGACACGCAGCAATACGTTCTCGACCCGAATGCGGCGCAAGGCTCGCTGTATAACCTGACCAGCCAGATCAAGCAGACCGCGGACAGCATCGAAGCCGAGGTCACGGCGGCGAGGGGATCTTCCTCGACGCTTTCCTCCGCGCTCCAGCTCAAGGCAGACTCCGCGACGCTGATCTCCCAGATCAACAACAGCAGCGAATCGACGCCCATCGCCTACGGCAAGGTGCAGGTGCAGCCCGGCTCCGTGCTGATCAAAGCCATCAACGGCGGCGGGGAAGCGTCCAGCGTGACGATCAGCGCCGACAAAGTGAATCTGGAAGGCTATGTCACCGCGTCCTATCTCGCGGCGAACAACATCACCGTGCACGGCCTGACCATCGACAACGGCGGCTGCAATCTGGGCAATGCCAACATCTACGTGAACGGTCAGTCCATGCTCCTGGGCGTCCGCGACATCAGCCTGACGCAGAGCGGGAACACCTACACGCTGGAGTGGTACACCTACGGCGGCACGGGCGGCACGAAGCACACGGAAACTTTTAGCCGAGCCACCACCCTGTCAGGGGCGTGGAGTGGTGGCGTCTATACGGTCAGCGCCTCGCCTCAGGGGAACACAAACAGCATCGGCTTCGGCACGTCCTACGGCGCACACGATGTTGACTGCGAGATCGTGACGAACGGCAGCGTGACGAAGTCTTCCATTGCGTCCGCCGTGGACATTCCGATCGCGCTCCGGTCGCTGAACTCCGGCCAGACCGCGCCCACCTCCAGATACACCAAGACGTTGACGGCGAGTGTGGCCTCGCTGCTCCAGACCAAGACCGTCACACCGACAACCAGCGCCCAGACCATCACGCCGGATTCCGGGAAGATCGGCTTCTCCAGCGTGACCGTGAACGCGGCCAGCACGTCCTTCGACCCGTCCAAGCTGGAGTACAGCATGTGCGGCTCTGCGACGGACTTCAACGCCGTCCCCGTCAGGAAGATCGGCAGCGTCACCTGCTACATCTGGATCAAGTACGACGGCGGATCATGGCAGTACAGCGGCGTTTCAAAGACGCTCACCGCGCCGAGCGTCTTCCATGCGGAGATGATCGACGCAGACAATGTCCGCGTGACGTATCAGAATGTCAATTCCGGCACCAGCACCGCCACGTTCCCTGTCTAAGGAGGAGACACATGGACACCATTCAGACCCTCGAGGCGACAATTTCCACCCTGCAGCAGATCCCGCTCACCGGGTATCAGCCCATGAAAAGGATGACCTCGGCCATCGAGGCCATCGCCGCCGTGATCGACCAGTTCAAAAAGGAGGACACCGCCAATGAACGCGAATCTGATTAAAGGCGTCTGGCAGGAAGGCGTGCCGGTCGTCCCGGCCAACTTGACCGGCACGGCTTTTCAGGCCGAGGCCGAGGCGCACACGATCGAGATCACCTGCCTGAACGCGGACGGATCCGCCGCTTCCGTCTCCGGCACGGTCACCGCAAAGGTGCTCCGCTCCGACGGCGTGACCCGCGTCCTCACCGGCACGCTCTCCGGGAACGTTGTCTCTGTCACCCTCACGCAGATGTGCTACGAAGCCCCCGGCCGCCTGACCATCGCGGTCTACCTGACCACCGGCTCGCGGGAAATGGTGCTCTGGGCCGCTGTTGCGAACGTGTACAGGACGACCTCCGGCGCGGAGTGGGTGGAAGACGGCACGGTCATTCCGAGCCTGTCCAACCTGACCGAGGCCCTGAACAACGCGATTCAGGCCACCCGCGACGCGAACACCGCCGCGGCAGCCGCAGACACCGCCCGTCTCGCCCTGCAGGACACCATCGACACGCAGGTCAACGCCGCCGGCTATCCCTACACCGCGACCGGCGCTTTCGTGGCCGTGCACCCGGTAAAGGACAGCCGGATTGACTTCGTGGAGCACATCGCCCCCGTGCAGGCCGGAAGCGGCGACCCGTCCCCGAGCAATGTCCGGCCGATTACTGCGCCGGAGAGCGTGTCGGTCACGAGGTTCGGAGAAAACTTGCTTATGCCGTTCACCAAGGCAGAAACGGTCAACGGCGTGACATTCACTCCGAACGATGACGGCTCTGTCAGCTACAGCGGGACTCCAAGCGCTGCAAATATTGCCTGTTCTTCTACGCGCTTTTCGTCCATTGTCATCTGGCTTGAAGCGGGGACGTATACGCTGTCCGGCAATGGTGCTGGCGGTCTGAACGTGAACGAAATTTACATTCGTCCGTATGGCGGCAGCACGATTCTGGCTCGTGCGTATACCGGAAGCAATGATGCGACCTTCACCATTTCCGAACGTATGCGCGTTGAGTATATCCTCCGTGCGAATAGCAATGCAACGGTTGGCACGGCTATCAGCGGTAAGTTTTGGCCGAAGCTGGAGCTTGGTTCGACGGCTACAGCGTTCAAGCCTTGGACTGGGTACGCCGTCACCGTCACGCTTCCTGATGGTGTGTATGGTGGCGAGTATGATAGCAAGACAGGGACGGTCAAGGTGACGCATAATTGCCTCGTGCTGGATGGCGTAACGGAGGGACTGGCTATCACATCGAAAGGCACAGCGTCTGGAACTGTCGAGTCATCGAACTTTTATGGGATTCGTACATCAGACGGCACTCTCTTTGGCCTTGGCCCGAGTTCATGGGTCTCAGCGGAAACGCTTGGGGAAAATGTTACCTTTTCGCACGGCTTGCCGGTATCCGCGAACCATTCCGATACGTTTGGTTTCACCGGCTATATCTCGAGTAGCAGCAAACTGCAGCTCAGGCTCGTTTTCCCGGGGGCTGATGTCACAGTCGCACAGGCCAACACGTTCCTGCAAGAGCAGTATGCCGCTGGAACGCCTTGCACGCTGGTCTACCCGCTGGCCGTTCCCTTCACCGTCACGCTCTCGCCGTCCACCCTCCGCGCCGCGTCCCCCGCGCAGCTCAACCACGTCTGGACGAATAACGGCACGATCTCCGTTTCCGGCCCGACCGACCTGAAGTGGCTGATCGACAGCCTGCATCCGAACGGGTAACGCACATGATGCACGCGTGCATCGGGAGGAAGAAAGCCTGATGCACGCGTGCGTCCGGGGGAGGTGATCGCATGATGAAAGCCGCGGACTTCGTGAAGCAGGTGTATATCCCGCTCCGCGAGGGATGGGGCTACATCTGGGGCGAACTGGGCGGCGTCTGGACGGCGCAGAAGCAGAAGCGCGGAACAAGGGAGAACAACAAGCAGACGCAGGCATACGGCAGCAAGTGGATCGGGAAACGTGTAGTCGATTGCAGCGGCCTGCTGAAAGTCGCAGCTGCGCAGCTCGGCGTCACGCTCCCGCACTCCTCCAGCGCCCAGCACCGGCTCTGCAGCGCATTCGGCGACCTGAAGAACGGCCGGCGCACGGACGGCAAGCCCATCAAACCCGGCACGGCGGTCTTTGAGGATCACGGCCCGAAGAACAAGCCGTGGAATCACGTCGGCGTGTATGTCGGCGGCGGGATCACCATCGAGGCCAAGGGCACGCGCTGGGGCGTCGTGGCGTCCCCGCTCTCCCGCTGGCCGTGCTGGGGCGAGCTGTCGTGCATCGATTACAGCGAGGAGGAAGGGGATATGCCGACACCGACACGCGACACCATCCGCCGGGGAGCGACCGGCGATCTCGTGAAGGAGGCGCAGGAGCTTCTCATTGAGACGGGCTACCTCGGCGCGGGGCAGGCCGACGGCGTATTCGGCGGAAGGACGCTCGCCGCCGTGCGGGCCTTCCAGGCGTCCCGCGGCCTGACCGCCGACGGCGTGGTCGGCCCGCTCACCTGGGCGGCGCTGGACAGGGCCGTGGCAGTCATGGACGAAGAGACGTACGTAGCGACCATCCGCGGGCTGACAGAGCCTCAGACCCGGGCGGTGAAGAACGACTGGCCGAACGCGGTCATTGAACGGGAGAGGGATGATTCCAATGCCTGAGTTTGTTACCAAATACTGGATCGAGTGGATCTTCGGCATCCTCGGCGCGGCCCTGATCGCCCTGTGGAAGGGCCTCAGCAGCAAGGTCAAGCGCCAGCAGGAGGAGAACGCGGCCCTCCGGGACGGCGTGCGCAGCCTCCTCCGCGCCCAGATCATGAGCGAGTGCGAGCGCTCGCTGAAGGACGGGTGGTGCGGCCCGCGCCTGCGGGACACCATCGGCGACCTGTACAAAAGTTACCACGCCCTCGGCGGGAACGGCACTGTGACTGACATCGTGGAGCAGACACGTCGACTGCCGGCCATGCAGCCGGAGAGAGGAGAACACCATGACTGAGATCAACTGGAAGGCCAAACTGACGTCCCGGAAGTTCTGGACGGCCATCGCGGAATTTGTGACGATGCTGATCGTGGCCTTCCACGGCACGGAGGAGACCGCCGCGCAGGTCGCCGCCATCATCATGGCCGGCGCTGCCGTCGTGGCCTACATCATCGGCGAGGGCCTGGCAGACGCGGCCGGGGCGAAGGCCGCGCAGTACGTGCCGCCCGATCTGGAGGAAGAAGAAGAGGAATAAGCCTCACCCCTTCCCCCTCAGCACCCGCCTGAAAACCCCCTTCCCCCTGTGCGTCACCACCACCGAGCACCTGCCTGCACAATAGACTGTATGTAGGCGCGTCATCTCCACCACACAATCTATTGCCAAATCCGCTTCGATGCGATCCTGAGAGCATCGGATGCGGGAGAACACCGTGTGAATTGCCTCCCGGCAGAGTTCGCGCGGTGTTTCTTTTTTGACATTCTGCAGGGCATCGAGGAAGCGCTCAGGATTGACGCGGACGGGCGGGCGCTGGAGGGCGGCAAGGCGGTCGGTGAGGCGCTGCTGCTCGGCGGTGATTGTGCGCAGATCGGCAGCCAGGGCATCGGATGTGTCGCCGTGGGCGGCGATGAAGTCAACAAGGTTTGCCCGGCGCTTCGCAAGCTCGCGGAGCTGATCCTGCAGGGGGCGAGCCTCGGCGGCGTTATCCTCGGCGCTGCCGTCGGCGTACTGGTTATAGATGGCGCTCGCCTTGCGGAAAATGTCGGCATCGGCGAGCAGGGCTTCGGCGGAGGCAATGACAGCGGCTTCCGCTTTTTCGATGCGGACATAGCCGATGCACCCGGACGGGCAATAATAATAACGCTGGATCGTGCCGTTGCGATCCTTCCCGCGCGAGGCGATCCTGCAGCGCTCGCCGCACACGGCGCAGACCGTCAGGCCGGCCAGCAGATCAAGATGCTTTTTGTTCATCATGCGCCAGTCCTTCCTGTTGCCCTCGCGCTTGTCGCAGACGCGCAGCCATTCCTCCTCGGTGAGGATCGCTGGGACACCGCCGGGGACGCGCACCGTCTCCGGGCTGGTGACCTTCGAGCGCTTGTCCGCGCCGAGCCTGTGCACATAGATGCCCGCATAGATTGAGTTATTCAACAGATAATTGAGGTCTGATTTCTTCCAGGGCGCTTTTCGGTGCGCAAACTGAAAGACTTCACCGTTCAGATACCGGAGAATCTGCGTGTATCCCGCATCGCTCAGATACATCTCAAAGACGCGCCGGACGATGGGCGCGGTGACAGGATCGAGCTGAAAGTGCTTCTCTTCGTCCACCAGATAGCCGAGCGGAATATGCCCGCCCAGATAGCGGCAGTCCTTCGCGAGATGCTTGTGAGCCATCACAACGCGGTCGGAATCCTGCTCGCGCTCGAGCTGGGCAAAGCTGGCCAGCATATTGAGCATCATGCGCCCGGACGGCGTGGAAGTGTCGATGGCTTCCGTCACCGAAAAGAGCGTGACGCCGGCGGGCGCGAAAACGTCCTCGAGGATCGTCAGCGTGTCACGCAGGGAGCGGCTCAGGCGGTCGAGCTTCCAGACGACAATCGTCTCCACACCGCCGGCGCGGACATCCGCGAGAAGGCGCTGGAGGGCCGGCCTGTTGGTGTTCTTCCCGCTGAAGCCCGCGTCCACATAGACTTCGATCTCCGGGAGCTGGTGCATGAGCGCGTATGCCTGGATGATCTGACGCTGGGCATCGATGGAGACGCCGTGGAGAGCCTGCTCATCCGAGGACACGCGGGCATAGCCGATAACCTTGCCCATGTTATCCTCACTTAAAACCAAGATCAGGCTTGCCTGTGTAGGGCGCGAAGATGGCAGGCGACGCGGCGACAACCACCCAATATCCATCCTTCGCGTCCAGCGTATATGACAGCGGATTCCCGTCGGCCTTCGAGTAGTACTTGTATGCCGGATTGTAGGCCGCATTATACAGAGAATACACGCCGCCGAAGTCAAATGCGATCGTGTCTCCGCTGTTGTCGAGCTTTGTTCCGAAACTGATCTCTGTGTATTGCCCTTTCCGGCAGGTGACCGTCCATTTTCCGGCGGGGATGTCGACACCGACCTGATAGACGCCCTGAGGGACTTCCACTTCCTGCCATTCATCACGGGACATCATCTCGAGCTGGATGCGATCACGGAGGGCGGCCAGCTCCTCGAAGCTGTAGACAGAAAGATCAAGGTCTTCCGCGGCGCTTGCGATGCTGACGAGCAGCAGCACGGATGTAATGAGGACAACGATCTTCTTCATGGTTTTCTCCTCCTAAATGTGAATGATTCCGTCCATTACATAGACGCGGCTTTTCTCATGCCCTCCTGCTGGAGGGTAGCCCTGGCCGTGGCCAGGATGATGTTTTGCCCGGCGCTGCTGAGCTGACGCCAGATGCCGAGGAGCTCCGCTTCTTCTCCGGTCGCGCATTCCGTCTGATCCTCCCGGAGACGCGCCGGCGGTGCTTCTCCCAGCAGCTCCGCGACAGAGCAGCCGAGGGCGGATGCCAGCAGGCGGATCGTGTCAACGTTCGGGCTTTTTGTGCTGGATTCGATGGCGCTGAGAGTGGTCTGGCCGATGCCGGCAGCCTGGGCAAGTTTATTCTGGCTGATTTTCTGACGCAGTCGCTCTTGTTTGATGCGTTCTCCGACGTCACTGCTCATGCTTTCCTCCTCCTCTGTTTATTTGCTTTCCCTATTAGCATTATAACGCTAAATTATAACTTTGACTATTGACAGACAAGCGAAACAGGATTAATATATTAGCGAATCGGGAATAACCGAGCGAAAGGGGGGTTAGATGATGCAGGTGGCATTGAAGCAGATGCGCAGCAGGCGCGGGCTGACGCAGTGGGAGCTGTGCAGGCGTTCCGGCGTCCCGCAGGCCATGATCAGCCAGATCGAGTCGCAGAACGTCAAGTATCCGACCATCATCACGCTGTACAAGCTGTCGAAGGCGCTCCGCTGCACCGTGGACGACCTCATCGAAGAAGACGAATCGGACTGACACCGGAGGAACACACCATGGACGACAATGTGAAGAAGAAGCTCGAGGCCGACCGGGCGGAGTGCCTGGAGATGATGAAGAGCGAAAACCGCGAGACGAGGCTCTGCTGGTACTACACGCATTGCGGGGCGCTGGAAATCTGCTATCACATCGGCCTGATGAACCGCGTGGAGCTCGAAGCGCTGGAGAAGGAATGGTACTCGCAGCGCAAGCTGCTCTGAGGAGGCTCTCATGGACACACTGAGACCGCCGGACGACCGGCATTACATCCCGCTCTCCGTCTGCTACGACATGAAGGCGGAGAAGGTGACCGGCATCACATGGGGAGAAGCGACGCTGCCGCGCATCATCGCCCTGGTCACGATCTTCAGCAAGGCGGCAGACATCTTCGAGGAAGCGCAGCGCCGGGACGCCGGCCAGTGACGCGCACACAGGAAGGAGACACACCATGACAATCAGAGGCCTGCTCGATTATCTCACCTACGTTTACGGCCAGATGTGGCTCGCACACGGCAAGGTGTCCGATGAGGACATTGAGCAGTTCGTGCACGGCGCGGAGGCGGCGACCCGGATCGCGCCCGCCGCGCTGGATGACAAGATGGACAAGACCGACGCGCTCACCATGAAGAAGGCCGAGAAGGTCGCCCAGGACATCTCCGAGGGCTGGGCCTTCCTGATGAGCCTCGAAATCATCTGACCTGCAGGGGAGAGCTTCTCCCCGCACGCCGGTCACCAGGTGGCGCGTCCGGCGGGGCGGTATTCGGCAGCCGTCCTCATGGGCATCGTGCAGCGCGCGGAAGGGGCAGCACCTTCCACCGGCATCATCAATCATCTACACGATTCAACAGGAGGGATCGCATGGAAGATAACATCGTCAGGCTGGAGCTCAGCGAGGGCGTCACGCTGAAGCGGACGCGGCGCGAGGGCCACATGATGGACGATATGGAGCTGATCTGGGAAGGTGAGCCGGTCTACTCGTATCCGTCCCCGCACACGATGAGCGACGAAGACGCCTGCTCCGAGGGCACGCTGATCGCTCATGCCTATCTGACCGGCTTCAGCACCGGCGTCCGGGAGATGGCAGCCGGCACGAAGAATCTCGCTGACAGCCTCCTCACCGACGCCCTCGGCGAAAGCGCCGAACACCGCGAGGAGTAACCCGCCGGATTAACGGAGCCGACAGAGAGCGGCCATCCGGCACGACACACAGGAAGGACTGACACACATGACCTGTGCGCAGACATGGATGGACTTGCACGAGGTGGAGAAGATGACATTCTGGAACCTGAAAGACCTGGCCGAGGCGACGGGCATCCGCTACAGCATCCTCCGCGAGGCTGCCTACAGCACTTGCCCGAACATCAGGAAGATCAGCGACCGCGAGTGCGTCCTCCTGATGAACAAGGCCAGGGACATTCTGGACGACAGGGAGATGGCCTATCGCACCCGCGCGGCGCAGTGCGCGGAGGAGCTGACGCGGATCGAGAGCTTCCTCGAGGCGGGGATGACCTGATGAGTGACGGGTGGCACGTCCAGCGGGAAATCCGCATCGAGGACATGAGCCGGCGCGATCTGGAGGCCCTGGATCAGAAAATGGGCTACAGGCGCATCACCGGCTATGAGATGGAAGGGCTCATCCTGCTGATGACGGCTGCGCAGCTCCTCGGCAGCGGTGAGAAAATGCTCCGAACCTTGTGCAAGGCCCAGGGCGTCCGGCAGTACCGCGCGGCGCTCGGCCTGCTGGAAAGCATCGTGGCGAGGCTGACGGAAGGCATCAGCCTCGCCCAGAAAAAGACCCTCAACGCGAACACGCGCTCGATGTTCATCAGCCTGAACGCCGCGAAGAGCGAGGGCTACACCAACATTGACAGCCGGTCGCTGCTGCTGATGGCCAACACGGTCATGCAGGATCACTGCGACATGGCCTGCGACGGCAGCGCGAAGACGGCCAGGCATTGCGCCCTGTGCAAGGCGCTGCATCAGGTGATCGGCCTCCGGCAGACGCCGAAGGACATCCGGAAGGATCAATGCCCATTCTACCTGAACGGGGGCGAGGTGATTGCCGAAGAATAGCGGCTCCACATGGCCGCTCGACTGGGATCGCGCCGGCTATCTCTTCACCGGCACGCGGAAGGCGAAGTGCCCTCGGTGCGGGAAGACCTTCGAGCTGCACGATGAGGACATCTGGAGCTGGAAGTGGCGAGGGGAAATCCTCTGCTCCTACACCTGCCTCCGGCACTGCGAGAAGGAAGGCCTGAAGCCGGACGGACGGAAGAAGAAGCTGACGCCGGAGCAGCGCAAGGCCATCGCCGAGGATGTGGCCTCGGGGATGCCGAGGAAGCAGGTCTGCGCGAAGTATCACATCGGCTGGGCGAAGATCGCGGACGTGATCGCGAAGGAGGGCGTCCGCGGACGGCCCAGGAGCACCCAGACGGACGAGATGCTGAACGCGAGCCGGGAAGCGATCGTCGAGGCCTACCTGAACGGCGTGCCGGCCTCGGAGATCAGCAAGCAGTATCACGTCGGCTACTACAGGATCACCGAGCTGCTCCGCGCAGCCGGCATCGAAATCAAAGGAAGGGGAAAGAAGACGGAATGAGGAATGCCCGAGGTCAACCCGCTCTGTAACCACTGCTGCTACTATCACCCGGAACGGCAAGAGCGCCCCTGCTCGGCTCTCTCCGGCGGAAAGCTGATCTCACCCGACAGAGATCACTGCTGCATCTTCACCCAGGCCAGCCCGTGGGAGCTGAGGGTGAGGGCGCAGCGGGTGCGCTTCCGCGAGATCGAGCTGGCGAGGGAGGCAGCCGGCAAGGGCAAGGAAGGACACACAAATGCCGAACAGGATCATCCGTGAAAGCATCTGCACATCTGATTCCATCGATGCGCTGACGGCTTTCCAGGAGACTGTGTTCTATCGGCTGATTGTCAATTGCGATGACTACGGACGCCTTGACGCGCGTCCGGCGGTGCTGAAAGCGAAGCTCTTCCCGCTGAAAGATATGCGGTCGAGCGTAATTGCGGAGGCCATTCAAGCGCTATCCTCTGCGGAACTGGTAATCCTCTACGAGGTGGATGGAAAGCCCTTCTTGCAGATGAAGTCATGGGATCGTCACCAGCAGATTCGCGCGAAAAAGAGCAAGTACCCGGCACCCGGCAGCGGAAAAGAAGCATCTGACGGCATCGGATATCAATTGATATCAAGTGATAGCAAATGTCCCCGTAATCCAATCCAATCCGAATCCAATCCGAATCCAAGGGATGATGATGATATTTGGACAGGGAGTCTGCTGCAGGCGCGTGCGCGAGGGCGCGAGGCCGAGTTCAGCCTCCGGCAGCTCCGGCACTTCCTGGCCGAGGGCCGCTTCGGCGACGTGGCCACCGCCTCAGGCGCGGCATCCCTGTGCGAAAAGTATCATCCGGAGCTGGTGCATGAGGCGCTGAAGCGGACGGCAGCGGCGCAGGAAAAGCACCCGATGAAAGACCCTTTCGCCTATGCCGTGACCATCCTCCAGCGCTGGCGCGAGGCCGGCGTGGAGACATGGGAGGACGTGCAGCGGGCGGACGAGCAGCACTGGGAGGAGGGATAGCCTTGTACATCCCGCTGGAGGTCTACCGCGAGACGGAGCGGATGCTCAGACGGCGGCGCACGTTGCTGCCGGAGGCACGCTCCGCGCTCGCGGCGGCCGAGGCCAGGGCGACGGACATCCGCTCGCCTGTCGCGGATCGCGTCTCCGGGAAGGGCACGCCGGGCGACCGAACGGCAGCCGGCGCGGACATCCTGATGCAGGCGCATGAGCAGCTCGCCGGCGCGGAGAAGTGGCTGAAGGTCTTCGCCCAGATGGACAGGCTTTTCGGCGCACTGACCCCGGAGGGCCGGATCGCCAGGCTGCTCTACCGCGAGGGCAAGAGTCAGGAGGAAATCTGCTGCGCCCTGGGCGTCAGCCGGCAGACCGTCCGGCGAAGGCGCGACACCTACGTCTGCCATTGCGCCCTGCTGGCCGCAAAGGCAGGCCTGATCGACGTGCGAGGCGGTGCATGATGCGGACAATCATCATCTGTGCGGAGTGCCGCTGGTACAGGCCGAAGCACTCCAAATGCGCTTTTCAGTCAACCGACAATTTCTGGCTCATCGTGGAGCCGGAGCACTGGTGCTCTTATGCCGAGAGGAGGAAAATCCATGGACACCCTGACGATCATCCGGGAGCTGCGGAAGATCGCGGAAGTGGGCATCATCAATCATCTCCGTGACGTCCCCGTGATCATTGCGGCAGCCGACCGGCTGGAGGAGCTGGACGAGCGCGTGGCCATCATGGAAGAGGGCAACAACCTTGTCTGACATCGACCGCAGCTATGCCGGGCTCTTCTACACAGGCGACGGCAAATGCCCGATCTGCGGGAAGGTCTTCTCTTACACGGGAAATTGGGTGTACAAGATGCACAAGCGCGGAGGCTACGTGCTTTTCTGCTCATGGACGTGCATGCGCCGGGCGGAGAAGGAAGGCCTGAAGCGCCCTGCGAGCAGCGCAAGCCGCGTGACCCGCTGGAGAGACCGCCCGGATGACTGGCTCGAGAAGCTGCTCGAGGAGCGGAAAAAGGGAATGTCCTACAATCAGGCCGTGAGCGAGATGCACACAGGAAGGATCACGATCCAGATGATCGAGGAGGAAGAGAAAATGGCCAAGGGCGAAAAGTTCCAGCCGACGGAGGAACAGATCGCACGCATCCGGAAAATCCGGGCTGCCGGCGGCGGATATAACCAGGTTGCGAAGCTGCTGGGCGTGGCACACATGACGGCCCGGCGGATCGTGCTCGAGCTGGAGGGCCAGGAAGCGCCGGAGACCGGGGAAGAGCAGGAGGACGAGCCGGAGGATCATGTCACCGTTGACGCGGAGAAGATAGCCTTCAAGCCGGACAAAGCCGGCGAGGCCATCCCGGCGGAGCTGCCTGAAGACTTCACCTTCAGCCAGATCACGGGCAAATGCGCAACGTACACCATCAACCAGATCACCGGCCTGATCAGGGTGGAAAGCCTGGTCTGCGGTGCGATCGAGATGAGCGCCGAAGCGTGGCGCGACCTGCTGGAGGAAATTCCGAAGGCGCTGAGGATCCTCTGCGCATGACACACAGGAGGCACACATGGACATCAGGGACACGGGAGAGCTCGCCCGGCTGCTGCAGGCGCTCGGCGAGTGCCAGGAATGGGGCGAGGAACGCTGCGAGGAATGCTGCTATGACTGCTACGGCTCGAGCTGCCTGCTGCATCTCCTCACCGATGCCGAGGCAGCCATCCGCGGCATGATGGCCGAGCTGGCCAAGCGCGGAGGCGTCGGGCATGACTGAGCACCAGATTGACGTTTTCGAGATTCTGGGCGATGAGGCCGTGCAGGAGGGCGAGCGGGAAGACCGCCTTGCGCGGATTGCCAAGCGCGGCAGCGGCTTCGAGGGCGGACGCCTCCGCCTCCGAGCGCTGGTCGAATCGAACACCGCGGCGAACTTCAGCCAGCGGAGCAGCTATATCGAGTGGCTGAAGGACGAGTTCGGCAGCGGCGGTTACAGCATGGACAGCGGGTGGTATGTGGACTTCGGCGCGTCCGGCCTGAAGGCCGCGCAGCTGCGAAAGGGCCGGGAGTACACATACACCTGGAAAGAGCTGCTGGAGATGGTGAGCAAGATCGCGATGAAGCCGGGCTTCCTCACCCTCGACGAAGCGGCGGAGCTGGAAAGAATCCGCATCGAGTACGGCGGCGGGCTTCCGACACCGCTGCCGCGCACGAAGTATCCGGCGGAGGCGAAGCGGATCACCTTTGATCAGGCCGAGCGGGCATACAGCGACCTGGGCAGGCGCTTCGTCTGGATGGAGCTGAGCGAGAAGCTGCTGCCGGCGCTGATGCTGATCACCGGCACGGAAGAGCAGCAGGGGAAAAGAGCCCTCAGCCTGAAAGACCGCTTCGGGAACAAGAGCTATTGTCTGGAGGATGACCCTTATCTCTATTGGACGGGAATGCCGACCTATGATCAGCGCCGGCAGGCCAGAAAGGAATGACACACATGGAAAAGTACACGATGAAGGTCAGGATCGAAACCTTCGAGGAGATGCTCGGCACGGCCTCGGCGAACCCGGAGCTGCATGATGAGTACATCGCGAGCAACGCGCCGGACGCGATGAGCAGGGAAGAGGAGGTCGCCGCCCTGGGCACGGAGGCCGTGATCGAGAAGAGCATGACGATCTTCCCGAAGGACGCGCAGGGGCGTCCGATCATCTGGGATTACCAGATCAAGGGATTCTTCAAGGATTCCTGCAAGGCGCTGCGCAAGGTCACCGGCAGCAAGAGCGCGAAAATGAAGGCGTACAAGCAGGAGATCGACGGCCTGATCTTCATCCGTGAACGGCAGATTCCGATCATGTTCACCGGCGAGATCGCCCGCTGCCAGCGTCCGCTCCGCGCCCAGACGCCTCAGGGCGAGCGCGTGGCCCTGGCCTCCAGCGAGTCCATCCCGGCGGGCGCGGTGATCACCTTCACCGTCGAATGCCTGGTCAAGGAAGACCTCGACTTTGTCCGCGAGTGGCTGGATTACGGCGAGCTCCGCGGCCTCGGCCAGTGGAGGAACAGCGGCAAGGGCCGCTTTCGCTGGGAAGAGATCAAGTGACGCAGCGGCACAGCATAGACACGCAGGGCGCTGATGTGCGACGGCATTGCGTAGCTCAGAATGCCGTGCGCGGCGATGGAACAGCAATGCGGGGGAACGCGAGGCGCGGGCAAAGAAAAGCACAGTGATGCCGCGGCATTGCTTAGCCCAGACATGGTTGGCGTGGAGCTGCAATGGCATCGCATAGCTCAGACAAGACTTGCCACGGCAAAGCTGAGCACTGAATTGATACGAGATGGAACAGCACAGTTGCGCGACGCAACGGCATCGCATAGGAGCGCGACGAAACGCATAGGCACTGCATAGCCCAGACGCGATAGGCAACGGCATTGCATAGAGTAGTCTTACAGTGAGCAGCAGCGGCAGAGACAAGCGTGGTTCTGCATAGGCGGAGCGAAGAACAGCAATGCTACGGAAACGCTATGAGAGCATGGAACTGCATTGGAAGTGAGATGAAGGGCATGGAAAAGAAGGGGGATGATCCATTGATCGACCGGGACAAGGTGCTGGCCGGGCTGGCCACCATCATGGTGTTCTTCGAGAGCAAGGCCGACATGATGGTCGGAGACGGGGCGAGGCTCATGCTGCACTGGGCGAATGTCTGCCGGGACGCGGCGGAGCTGATCGAGAGCATGAAAGGGGAGACGTCAGGTGGCTGACCGGGAGAAGGTGCTGGCCGGGCTGAGGGCCTGCCGGATATGGGGCCAATGGGATGAGCGGTGCCAGGAAGTCGGCTGCCCGTATTGGGCAGCGGTGCAGGGGGATGATGACAATTCTTTCCTCTGCATCACCATCCTGCATGACGACGCGGAGGAGCTGATCGAGAGCATGGAGAAAGAGGAGGATGACGGGAAGTGAGGGGCGCACTCATCGGGGCGCTGATCGCAGCGTTTATCATTCTCTGGCGGAGACATAGGAGGGACAAGTGATGATCATCGATGTGCTTGCGACCATTATGATCGTTTTCTACATCATCTTCCTGCTGCTCGTCCTGATACTGCTCGGCTACGGCGTCTATGAGTTCGTCGCCATGCACAAAGACGAAAAAGAAGTCAGGGAGAACCGGAAGAAAGGGGAAGAGAGGTGGGGAAAGTGAGCGGCGGATCATACTGCTACGAGTACGCGAGAGTTTCTGACATATACGAAGGCAAGATGTACGACTACGAGATGGACGAGCTGATCAAAGACCTTGTGCCCGTCCTGAAGGCGGTCGAATGGTACGTGAGCAGTGACATCGACGAGGTGGATTACAGAACTGCTGTCGCAGCGTTCAAAGAGAAGTGGCTGCGCGGTCGCCAGAGAGAAGTGCTCGAGGAGATCATCATCAGGGAGACGGACGCGCTCAGAAAGCGGCTGATGATCATGCTCGGAACAGAGGAGGCAGGAAGCAATGCCCGTTGAAAAGATCGTGATAATTATCGTCATGTGGATCATCTGGACGATCCTGTGCATCGGCGTCAGCTACAACATCGGTGTGATGAATGAGATCGACCAGGACGAGCCGATCGGAGAGCGCAACAATGGCTGGCTTGCGCGACCGTTCAAACGCTTCGCCTGCGGTGCGATACATGGGCACAAGTGGAAGAAATCAGGGCCAGTAGACAGCTTCGGAAATGTGATATACCGCTGCGAGCTGTGCGGGAAGGAGGCGCCGAAGAATCTATGAACGGCATAAATGAATGGGAACCCATCCGGAGCGAGTTTCGCGAGAGAGTGATCAAGGCGATTCAGAGCGAGATCGACAGGACAAAAGATACTATCGGCGTTGTCAAGATGTCGACAGAGTTCGCGGAAGAAGTGGTCGACCTGATCGGCCAGAAGCGCAAACCGTTGCAGATATCTTCCGGCCTCACGTATTGCGGTGCGTGCAGGCTGTATCTTCCCAGACCGAGCACGGCGCATCCCAGATCGTGGAATTTCTGCGCGTGGTGCGGCAGCGGGATTGATTGGACGAACGTCGTGCCGGAAGACCGCGGCCCGTGGTTGTACAGAGAAGGAACGGAGGCGAAAGACGATGCGACCGATTGACGCTGATGCGCTGCTGGCCAGGATTGACGACCTGTACCCGCCGGCACCGGGTGCGCTGGCCATGGTGTGGGAGGTCTGCAAGCTCATCAGGGAAGCGCCGACCGTGAAGACGGATGGCGGGAAGGTATATCTGATCACCAGCGGATGGTACAGCGATTATCACATCATTACGGCTTTCAGCGAGCAGGAAGACGCGGAGCACTTCGCAAAGCTGCACAACGCGGCGCACGGCATCCATGATCAGGCGGACATCGAGGTTTACGAACTGAACAGCGTGCGAGACTGCGAGCCTCTCATGATCGTGTACAACACCGACCGCGATTCCTGCCTGAGCTTTGAGAAGGGCGAGGGCGACTATCACGTCGTGGATCGCGATACGCTCTACACGGTCGAGAACCAGGGAGAGGTCGATCACCTGTTTGTGTTCATGCTGGAGGCCGGCGAAAACCTGTGCACAGACCGCGAGAAGATCAGGAAGATTGCGCAGGATCGCTGGGCTGCGTACCGGGCGAGGAAGGAGGGCATCTGATGGAAGCCAGGCTGATCGTGATCATCTGCGTGTGCTTCTTCCTGGGCGCGGGCATCGGAGCGCTGATCAGCAGGAAGTTCTTTTCATGAGATAGTTGCCACATCGGCGAAACAATGTGACATTTGCGGGATGCCGGAAGATTGTCACTGTGTTTCTTCTAATATATACGCCGGGTGCGCCGGGCTGATGTGTATGCAACAGAATTTAAGTTATGTTGCAAAAAGGGGGCGCGGATAGATGGCTGTTCGGATGCAGCCGATCAGAGACATTGACCAAGTGCATGACATCACCAAGATGCTCAGCAAGCTGAAGACGCCGAAGGGAAAGAAAATGTTCCTGCTCTGGATGATCGGCATCAGCCTCGGCCTGAGGATCAGCGACATCGTTGATCTGAAGGTCGGCGATCTCCGAGGGAGCGAATACACTTACCTGCCGAAGAAGCAGGCGCACAAGCGAGCAGCGCGGAACATCACGATCCCGATCCCGGTCGAGCTGAAGAAGGTCATCAAGGCCAGGTGCGCAGGAATGCCGGACGGCGCGTATATCCTGACATCGACCAAAAAGACGAAAGCGGCGAAAGATCAGCAGCACATCACCAGATACACGGCGAGGCGGTATATGCTGGAGATCGGAGAGATGGCACACCTGGACATGAAGATCGGCTGCCACACGATGCGGAAGACTTTCGGATACCACTACTATCAGGCGACGCATGATCTGGCGATCCTGCAGGAATGGTTCTATCATTCCAGCCCGTCCACCACGCTGATCTACATCGGCGTTTCCCTGGACAACTTCCGGAAGATGACGAACAAAAGCCCGTTCAGCAACATGGACGGCGTGGAGCTCTGATGTATGATACATTGACGGAGTTCCAGAAAAAAGTATGATAGAGGTGCAAAGGTGCGAAGCGCTGGCCGACGGGCTGGCGCTTTTCCATCGGCGGTTGCCTTCCTGGCCGCCAGCACCCAGCCGAGAGCCTGCGAGGTAGTGTGTCCCTCGCGGGCTTTCGGCGTCTTTGGAGGGATGACAGTGCACGACCAATTCGCGAATGCCTTCTACGGCTCGGCGCTCTGGCAGCGGACGCGCAAGATGTACCGCGAGCAGCATCACGGTCTCTGCGAGCGCTGCCTGAAGCGCGGACTGATCGTGCCCGGCGATGAGGTGCATCACAAGACGCCGCTGACGCCGGAGAACATTCACGACCCGCGGATCACGATCAGCCCGGCGAACCTCGAGTTGCTTTGCAAGGCGTGTCACGAGGCAGAGCACGGCGACGCTCGGCGCTGGCGCGTGGATGCAGCCGGCACGATCGAGCTGCGATAGCCCCCCCCCTGTTTTCAAAACCGGGGGCGGGTGCTCCCCAG